AGCGAGATTTGATTGTGTGGACCCCGAAGGCATCCGCACTTATTTATAGCACAAAAACAAAAAAGAGGACCGGTGAAAACCGAACCTCTTTATAGGGTTTCCGACTTTTGTAGAGACCGCACGAAAGGTCTCAGTCTTATTTATTCCTTCTTCTGTTCGGTTTCTTCTACTTTATTCTTTTTGCCAATATTGTATTTTTGTTCTAGTATCCAATTATTTTTTTCCTTATATGGAAGAACTTTAATTTGATTCAAGGGAGCAATATCCATAATATTGTCTTCAAGTACAACACTTACGAGACCCCAATCAGTAAGCAAACGAGTAATACGATTCCTACGCTGAACATCGTTAACAGTAAGGTTAGCGTATTTGCCATCAAGAGCAAACAACTCCTTAAAATGCACGATATAATATTTACCTTGCTTATGTAAAATATGGCATGATTGGTAAAGTTTCTTTTCTTTACGAGATGCCACACCAATACGTGTGAGAGTTTCTCTTACCTTAAGGAAATCATCAGGAGCATTAAGTCTGACCTCAATCATTTTATCTTGAGACCAATTAACCTGAGGTTCAGAAGTCTGTGTCATTTTGTACCACCAGTATCAAGTCGTTGTTTAATAAAGTCGATCTGTTCATTTGATAAAATCTTCAGGACCTGAGAGGCTTTCTCATTACTGTAACCATAGTATTGTTTAACACAATCTAAGTTTGTGACTTTATCCTTTCGGATCCAAGGAGAGAATCTCTTCCTTTTTCTCAAGATATTTATATAAAAATTATATTGCATATCTTTACTGAGGAAATGATACTTGTTCATTTCGTTAGCAAACATAATACAATCAAGATGACCAGCAAGACATTTATTAACAATATATGGTGGATATTGATTAACGATATGGGGGTTTTCTTTAATAAGGTTTTCCTTATTAAAGTTTATTGAGTTCAGCCAGTCCTTCAGTTCCGGTTCCATAATTAAAAAGTAAAAGTTCTTTACGTTGTTTTTGCTCTCGCATGTACTCACCAACTGATCTCATAGTATATGTAAGATCAAATTCAGCAGCATTCCATCCTATGAATCTATCCTTCACTAACTGATCTGAGTTATATGATACAAGCATATCCATTTTACTAGCAGCACATTTTGCAGCAAAGTCATCATGGTCAAACCCTTTATGCATACTACCTTTCTTACCATATAGATTATCTTTGATATCATATGGAGGGTCTAGATATACAAATGCATCAGAATCCTCTAACAACTCTTCATAAGAAAGATTTGTAATCTTCCAGTTTGAGATTAGTTCTGAATACCCAGGAAGTTTGTCAATTCCTCGCATCGAGAAATTACTATTTGACGCTTGCTTAGAAAATGAACTGGATTCAGTGAGACCAGAAAAAGAACACTTGTTGACAATATAAAAACTGACAGCACGAACCAAACTAGATCTTTCAGGATCATTGACTTTTTCCTTTGAGAATAAAAATAAATCTTTTGCTCTATCTGGATTGGGATGAAGAGATTTGAGTTTTGCTAACTCATCTCGTAACAAGATACCATTACTTTGAACTTGTATCCAAAAGTTAACTAGAGGTTCATATAAATCATTGACCCATATAGTTAAACGAGGATATAGTTTAGACACATGGATTGCAACAGATCCTCCGCCAAGAAAAGGTTCACGGTATTCACCATAGTTATATAAGTCGGGAAAATATGGATTCATTTTCCCACATGCTCTGGATTTGCCTCCAGGGTATCTCAAAGGTGTTTTGAACGACTTCATAGAATCAGTTTCTTACTGGGTGTTTCAATGGTAGAGAAGATCTTAGTATAGCTATCGACTACCTCATCCCTAGCATCACAAATATAAACAATATACTGCTTATCAATTGTAAGAGTTGCTTTTTCTTTTTGAAGATATGACCATGGTCCAAAACCAATTTGACCTTGAGCATTGGGCATTGCTACTAAAGGATTTTCAACCTCAATAGTATTCTCATCTTCATTGATTAGAGTGAAGATAACTTCTTCACCAGTGTTTGCACGAAAAACTTTTACATTCATTTTAATTAACCTTTGCTTTTACTTTAGTTTCATATGTTGCGATAAGAGCAAGTGCTTGCTTCCTATCTGCCCCACAAGGGGCATTTTTTAAACAAATCAAAATTAATTCATCATCAGTAATGGTAGGTTTAATTGTAAATCCCCACTTATCAACTTTACCTTCTACAGGTGCTTCACATGGATCGAATTCATGTGGCATTATGCGATACCTGGAGGAAAACTATCAATCTCTGTCAGTTCATAATCCCAATCTTCCATAACAACATTAGCATAGAGACGATCAGAAATCTTTTCTATTTCCTGTTCAGCATACTCTCTGGTTGGTGCTTCCAACCAAAGATCAATCACCTTACCTAACCTTAGTTTCTTAATATCCAACTCAGACAATCGCTTAGAGGCATCCCTCACAGCATTTCCAGGAGAGTCATCAACTTGCGATCTCAGACGAATAAAGATTAGTGCTTTAAATTTCATGTTAACTCATCTAGTTTTATTAAACTTTTTAAATCAAGTCCAGCATTTTTTAAATATTCTTGCCCACCTTCTTGCCTATCAATAATGGTTACAACTCTATTTACAACATATCCCAAAGTTCTTAAAACATTAACTGCTTTAAGAGAAGACCCTCCTGTGGTCACTACATCTTCCAGCACTGTTATTTCAGTTCCTTTTGGTGGGAGTGGACCCTCTACCTGAGAGGCAGTCCCATGACCCTTAGGTTCTTTCCTAATGATGAGTCCTGATCCTTTCTTTACCATAGCAACACCGCTCACAAGAGGATCAGCACCAAGAGTAAGTCCTGCTACTACGTCTGTATCAATGTGTTCTAACATTGCATACGAAACTAGTTCTAATAAACTACCAGTGAGAATTACAGGTTTGCAGTTTACATAATGACCACTCTTTTTGCCTGAAGATAGTGTGTAATCGCCTTTACGATAAGCATATAGTTTTAGAATTCTAATTAATTCTTCTTTCATTGGTTCAGTCATTTAAACTCACATTCAATCATTATTTCAGTCAAACATGCAAGCATATTTATTTCCTGATCAGCTACGAACGAACTTTGATACTGATACTTAGCAATAATAAGCACAGCAGCAGCAATCCCAGGACCTGCCAGGTATGTATAAAGAGCATCGTAAATGCTGCGAAGAAGTACAGTAGGATCATTGTCCAAATTATCAACGACCCACTTTCTCGTAGCAGGGAAATCTTTTTCCCTAAGAAACTTAAAAAGTTCATTAGTCTGGACATTACTGAACGACGCAAGGATACCACTATCAATCTTACCACTGACGGAATATCTTTGCAACTCATTTAATACTCGTCTCCAATCAGGAAAGTGCTTATTGATTAACTCAGCAATGACTTTATCTTCATACTCAATCTTCTCCAGATTGAGTATTTCTTGGATTCTTTTGAAGAAGTTGGCTGCAACTCCCTGTCTTTCTTTTCCCTTAATGGAGAACTCGATGACGGCACACCGACTATGAAGCGGTTGGATGATTTTGTTTTTGTAGTTGCAGGTGAAGATAAATCTGCAGTTGCCAACAAACTCCTCAGTAAACGCCCGTAAGGCGAGTTGTACATCTGGGGTTGTGTTATCTGCTTCATCAATGATGACGACTTTGTGTTTTGCAGTTGATGAAAGCGATACGGTCGAAGCAAAGTTCTTCGCATTATTTCTGACGGTATCAAGGAATCGTCCTTCATCGGATCCATTGATGACATAATAGTCTGCTCCAAGTTCTTGGCATAGTGCTTTAGCAACGGTAGTCTTACCGCATCCAGGTGGTCCAGATAACAAAAGATTAGGAACCTCCCCTTTATCTAGGAAATCCTGAAACGTTTTCTTGATATTGTCAGGAAGTATACATTCTTCAATGGTCTTGGGTCGATACTTCTCAACCCATACAAATTCACTACGCATAATCATAATCAATAATAAATTTATCCTTCAAGTGCCAATGTCTCATCATCCAAACGTAGAATCAGGTTCAAGTGCGATGTAGTATGTCACGTCCATATTTTGATTACTAAACCGAGATAAAAGTTTTGAAGATACTACTACATCATAAGAACCTGGAACAATCTTTAGATTCTCTTCCTTAAAGTTGAAAATAAAATCATCCTGTGCATCACCTACAATAATAGAGAAGTCATTAGAAGTATCATTCTTCTTATCACGAGCTACCATTTTGACAACACCATTCTCTCCAATAGCAGAAATATCAGGAAGTTGATATACAGATGCTGCCTTCTTAAGTTTCTCAAGTTGTTGACTACTTAATGTAAAACATACATCTTGAGTTGGAAGAGATATCTCCTTATCGGGAGGACAAGCAATCACTGAAGGATCAGCAAAGAAGTACTTAGATCGCATCTTACCTTCTTTGATAACAACATAATCATCGCTACTAAAATCTAATTGAGGATCATGATGCAGTGAAAGTCCGTTAAGAAACTGATTAAGGTCATAGATTCCAAAGTCTTTAGAAAACTCTTCAACGATAGTTGCTTCAACCAAAATGTTCTTCAGCACAGAAATAGAACGCAACTTACTACCCTTCTTAAACAGAATTGATGGATTGATTGTTGAGAAGTTCTTGAGAAGGTTAACAGTAGACTCGGATAGTTTCATGGTTTTTGATTTAAGTTTCATATCACTGAGGATAGGTTTCATGTGGTGCATTCTTGTCGTTGAAATGCATTAGAAGGACAGCATAATGCAAAATCTTCATAATGTCACGACGTGCAGTGCCTTTCTTATCATAGCGAGAGGCATACTTGAGGATGTTGCTGCGACAGAATGCCTCACCATCACCACAAGCTTCGATAAGATCCAGAGTTTGAATCTTATCATCTCCAGCAGAATAGTGCTGGTCATATGTTCTAGTGATGTAATCTTTTAGTTCTTTAATGATTACATCTTCACTATACTTTTGCTTAGTGTTAGTTGGAGGTTTGGATGTTGATTTAGAGGGTTGATTCATATTAAAAGTAATAGTATCTTCCCCTCCCAGTACTGTCGGTACTGATTGTGCTGCTTGAGCTGCTCCAAAACTAATCGTATCTGAAGAAGAACTTCCACACATACCAGCAAGAATATAGTCTTCAGTTCCCCAAAAAGATTGATAATCATCCGGTGATGCTTCACTTACTGAACTAAATGGATTTGTTCTGTTAATATCGTTTCTATCATACTCATAATAATGTTTTGACTTGATACCATCTTCGTATCGATCTTCAAAATTTTCACTCATTTCCAATTCCTCATAAAGTAAAGACCAGGCATTCATTTAGGAAGGCATATTTACCTTCCCATATTATATCAATATTCTGTCTGAACGTCAACAGAATCCATTTGAAAGTCAACATCAACTTTGTCATAAAGTTCCAAGAAAGATGCTTTAGTTTCTTCATCAAAACGATTGATACAAACTTGAATTGCTTTGGACTTATTACCAAAGATGCTATAGGCACGGATGATGTGAACCAGACGACGGGTGCTGATCACTTCCTCAATACCACCATCAAAGAAGGTCTTGCGAATAATGTCTGCCCAATCAACTAGGTTCTTACAGAAATCACGATCTTCAATACCTAGATCCAGAGAAATACCTTCCAGAATCTTCTTTTCAGTAGAAGGAGTGGGATATGATTGCTCAAAGGTAACACAGAAACGTTCCAGGAATGCTTCGTTCAAGACGTTGGTGCCGATAAAGCGACCGTCATCGCTTCCTTTACCTTTAGTATTTGCAGTTGCAATAACATTGAATCCCGTCTTGGGTTTAACAAACAATCCAGTCTTCTTCAAGAAAACACCTTTACCTTCAAGAATAGATTGCAGACAAAGAATTTTATTAGAAGCAAGGTCAACTTCATCTAAAAGCAACACAGCTCCACGTTCCAAAGCTTCGATGACAGGACCGTTATGCCAAACAGTTTCGCCATTAATAAGACGAAACCCACCAATAAGATCGTCTTCATCAGTTTCGATGGTAATGTTGACACGAATCAGTTCCCTCTTGAGTTGAGCACATGCTTGTTCAACACAGAAAGTTTTACCATTACCTGAAAGACCTGTAATAAACGTAGGATAAAATAAACCGGACTGAATAATCTTCTTAATATCACCAAACGTACCAAACTTGACGAAAGTATCATCTTTTTCTGGAATAAGAGTCTGTTCGATGGGAGGAGTAGAAGAAGGTGCTTGATATGATTGTTCCAGTTTTTCTTGAGCAGTAAGGTTCCAACGACCACGACCAGACTTATATGTATCAAGTTTCTTAGAAACCGTCTGATATGTGGTTCCGTTTATACTGCACCATGCACGAACATCAGCAGCAGTAATTGAATCACCATAAAGATTTTGAAGAGACGTAACGACGTATTCAGTAGAAAGTGCCATGTGCTTGGTTTGTTCAACAAAGATAGTATAGGACAAAAGAGGTTGGTTTTCCTCTCGTTTGGACAGTTTGATGGGTGGTCAGCAGACCAGATCCATGAACTGACTCAGCACTTTTTTATTTAGTGCTTTTGCTTTAAGATTCTTAACAAAGGCAGATTTGATTTTTGCCTTAGATGCTCCCTCGTCAACATCAAAATCAATATCCGCATGAAGAGAACTTGTAAGGATGCCAAAGTACTTGGTATATCCAGAATCATCAATGGTAAAAGATTTTTCTTTACGAATTATCTTTTCTTCTGCCTCAGTAAGAATATGATACCTACGAATAAAACTACGCAACTCACGACCACAGGTCAAACGAATACCGATAAAGTTTACCTCAGGAAATGACTGTTGAAGATCATTTAGAAGGACTCCAGTAAAATTATAGTATTCTTTTGGCACTGGATAAGTGTATCCAGTTTTTCTATTACGAACATATGAGTTCATAGTGAGTCTATTTGAACCCATACGTTCTTCTCCTTTATACTGATAGTTGGTAAGCACAGAGAGGTGATTTGCTTCACCATCAGTCAAGATTACACAATGTGCCTTCTGAACTCCATTTGATTTTTTAAACTCAGGAATAATAGAGTGGAGACAAATCAATGATTCATTCAAAGGAGTTCCCGAAAGTCCAAAGTTAGAAGGAATACTATAGTTAACCCACTTAGTAATACTATAAGCAACACGCCAGATAGAACGAAGTTGCTTCTCTAGTTCATTCCGTTTTACATCACTGGTAAAGAATTTCATCAGACTGAACTGAGGATCTATATTAAACTTACCTGCTTTCATTTCCGAATGAGTATATTCAGATAGGTCATGCTTCCATTCAAAGGGTGTCTTCTGATAGGTGTGAGTAAAGGCATAAACATCAAAAGGAATACTAACCTTATTACAAAACCAAATCAAGTTATAAAGTTGCTTGATTGTATCAAGAAGACAGTCCTGCATTGAACCAGACCAATCAAGAATAAAAATCAACCCATGATTCTTTCCATCAGGAACAACAGTTACCTTTCGGAATAAGTCTTCATTATACTTGTAAGTATGAAGTTTGGTACAATCCAAAACACCAGTTCTAGATACCGCAGAACGAGAATACGCATCAGCAGATTTTTTACACTCAAACTCTTTTACCATATAACTTACTTCTTTCTGTGCTGATTTTTTAAACTTGGCATATTCTGCGTCAACACCGATGTAGTCAGAACCTTTTAACATTTGCTCAACCTGACCATCACGACCATAGTAAGGTCTATCTAATGCTTCACCAATCCAGTTTCCATCAAGTTCAGCATGAATATTCTGATTGCTGACCACAATTTGATTCAAGTCAACACTGGGAACTTCACAATAAAGAGACTCTCCAAAGTCAGCATTACTATTGAACTCTTGAGCACCCTCTCGGAATGTCTCATCGGTTTGAACTTTGATGTCACTATTAGAAGTCTCAGTGTTTTCTTCTTGCTCAAACTCAGATTTACTATCAACTTCTCCTTCTTCCATTTCAGAAGATGGTGTTGATTCGATTTGTTGATTCTCAGAATTGCCTTTTGTTTCTTTATCAGGTTGCTGTGATTTACTTTGCTGTTGCTGTTGCTGTTGATTAATCTGATTCTTACAATAATCATAAAGCATCTCTGCTGCTACGCAGGCATCAGCATATGTTTCAGATGCTCCAATGACATCAATGATTTTTTGCTCATCTTCTGTAAATGTTAGGTCAATAAACCCACCAATCTTAAACCAGAGGTTAGCACGATCAGCAAGATTCATTGCGTCTACATTTTCATCTTCCAAACAAAAGAAATCTTCATCAGAAAGTTCATTGTATGCTTTGTAAAATGTTTTAGATAATCCAGGATAACGACGTTTGATTAATTTTTCAATACGGGCATCCTCAGTTACATTAACAAACTGATGTGGAATATGTTTAGGAGGATCTACATTGGGAGTGTACAGTGCATGTCCCACTTCATGTCCTACAAGCATATCATACACACTCCCACTTGCGCGTTTCCAGTTAGGAAGAGTTAGTACGCGGGTATCTACATTAAACTGGGCAGTCTCTACATTCCGATTCTCTACAACCAGGTCTTCTGTAGCGAGCAGTTTAGCAAGCTGTGATTTGATTTCGTAGTTAACAGGCATCCTTGCTTTGCTGGTATGTGAATATCATACCAGAGTCAAATCCGTTTTTGAAGGAAGGTAGGCAGTTCTCCAACTGGCACATAAACCAATCCCCCACACCTATTTAAGGTGCAGGGGACTTTGGTGGGATACTCCTAAGTAAGTGTGGGTTTAAAGTTAAGTAACTATTCTTTAGTCAAAATGTGCCTGCAGAACCTCCTTGCAGTTTGATCTATAATACCGCATTCCGAAATACATTGGAAATAATCAGATACCTGATCGTATTTTTCACTGACAGTTTCTTTATCATCCCATGTCCAGGATGCAAGTTCATTGCGTGATATCAGGTTATGCATAGTATTCTCCGTGTCACTACATTATATAGTCAGCGTTTGCTAACTTAACAAATATTTGTTACAATATAATCTAACTTAACATTTTAGAAAATCCTTTAACTTTTTCAAACTTTATTACTTTATCAAACTTATCTTCCATACCGGTCTTGTGAGAAATAACAAAGATATTAGCATCCTTGATTACATATCTGATGATCTTAAGGAACTCATCTGTTCCAAAACCATCAAGAGATGAATCGAATACTTCATCCATGATTAGTAGATTAGTGTTGACTGAATTTTTAAGTCTAGCAATCTCCCTCCAAGTGAATAGAAGAGATAAGTCTACTCGCATTTTCTCTCCTTCAGAGAAAGATGCATATGTAAAGTCTTCGTGAATTGGTGTTTCAATAGACTCATTGAACTCCTCATCAAGTTTAAAGTTGATGTAAAAGTCCATCATCTGGAGATACCGATTAACTTGTCGATTAATCAGAGGCAGATATTTGTTTATGATTTTTCCTTTGACACCACCATCCTTCAAGAGGGTATGTATAAAATCATAGTAGGTAACTTTCTCTTTACGTTCAGCAAGTCTATCGTAAGTCTCCTGAAGACTTTCTCTGAACGTTTCTAGTTTTTCATGTTCAGTATTTCTATTTTCGATCTGACTGGTAATAGTTTGAACTTCTGATTCCAGTCGTTTGACCTGTCTTTGATACCCAGTGATCTGAGTATTATTTGTAGAAATGCCATTAAGTGAGTTACTAAGTTCCTTAGATAATTGTTTAAATTGGGACTCTCTCAACTCTTCATCTTTAATCGCTTTTTGGAGATCATCAAACCCCTTACGCAATTCTTCTGCTTTATTTTGTGAGTCCCTGATCCTATTTACACGAAATGATTCTTCGATACTTTGATCGCAGGTGGGACATACCGTATTGTCTGTGAAAAACTTATGCTCTTTTACAATAGAAGATATCTTCTGCGACATCTTCCCTTTGATGCTGCCAAACTCACGAAGTCTAGATCCAGAATCTTCAAACTTCAATACTTGTTCACGAATATTATTCAGTTCAAGATCCTTATCCAATCCCCATTGGAATGCCTTTTCAATCTCCGCATTGATGCTATCAATAGTGTTTAGTTTAGAGTCAATATCTTCTTTACTTTGGTTTTCTATTTTCTTAATAAAGTCTTTCTGCATATCAACTTTATCTTTGATAGATTCTTTCTTGAGTTCTAATGTCTTAACTTCATCTCTAATCATACGAATCTTTGTCTTAATGATATCATTCATCGAGGAAAAGATTTTAATATCTAAAAGGTCTTCAACAACTTCTCTACGACTTGATACTGGTAGTTGCATAAAAGGAACAAAAGTGCTGCTACCCAAAATTACAATCTGAGTAAAACTTTTATAGTTCATCTTTAGAACATTCTGTTCTAACCACTTCTGCTGATCAATAGCAGAGTGAGATTGATTCAGTTCTTCACCATTGCGATATATCTTAAAAATATTAGGTTTAATTCCTCTCTCAACTTTCCAATCAGTATTGTTAACGCTAAACTCAATATTTACAAGACATCCTTTTTCATTTACGCTATTTACTAATTGTCCTTTATTGATTTTACGAAAGGATTTACCATATAATGAAAATGTAAGAGCATCCAAAATGGTTGATTTGCCAGCACCATTTGTTCCAACAATAAGAGTTGTAGATGAGTTATCTAGATTTACAGTAGTAGGGTGCTGTCCGGTAGAAAGAAAGTTTTGCCAGGTAATGGTCTTAAAGATAATCATTAGCGTCGTCAGGTGGAATTACAATATCATTTTTAGAAATCACGGCATAGCGATGACCATGCATTTCACATGTCTTTATCATCAACTCATCGTCAACTTCAAGAACGTGCATCTCAGGGTATTCTATTTCTTCTAGTTGCATAGCATAACGCATTGCATCATCTTCTTGTTCAAATAGATAAAGAACTTGTTCTCCATCATCATCAATTACAGAATATGCTCCTTCTTTTTCTTTTCCAGCTACTGTAATAATAAACATTAGATCAGTTCACATGCTTCTTGATAGGTTTCTCTCATAAAGTTTTTGACAGTAGATTTATCTAAACTAATGTCTGCTTCTTCAATATATCTATCAAGAATAGAAAGAGTGTTTTCTGTTTCTACGTCGCCAACATCTACGTCTTCGTCGTTAAGAATAAAGTTTTCAGCAATTTTCAAATCAGCAACGTTTGCATTGTATAACTTATCAATATACTTTTCAAACTTAACACTATCAGTTTTCTTACGAACAACAACTTTTACAATTTTGTTTTCATATTTGGTAGCATCAAATAGTTGGTGGTCTGTATCTTCGTAGTAAAGAACATGAAACAGGGTATATGGATTGTTTATTGGAGCATGTTCCAGAGTTTCTGTATCAAAGATGTGAAATCCTCTCCGATCACCGACATCGTTCCAGAACATCTCATAGGGGTTGCCTAGGTAATAGATTCGTCCATCATCCGATCTAGTGTGATAGTGACCGGAGAAGACCTTGGTGAACTTTGAATATAACTCGCTTGCATGACCATGATCCATGACGAGTTGTTTACTAACTCTAAATCCTGCGAGTTCAAGGTGCCCCATCGCGCACTCGCAAGTTGAACTTTTAATAAGTTTATAAGTTTCTTCTTCATTGTCTTCACATATCCATGGAATGTATAATAGTTTGCGTCCATCTATTTCTACTTCCGTAGCACTAGAATATGTGGTTACATTATCATACTCTTTGAGAAGAAGTTCTACTGCATTGATAGAGTTGGTATTTTTATAGTAAGCATCATGATTGCCAACCATCAGGTCCATAGTAATGCCCATCTTTTTCAGAGGTTCAAATACTACTCTCTTCGCCCAGTCTAATGATTTAAACTCTATTCCTTTCCTGCTATCAAAAGCATCACCCATGTGGATAACATGAGTGATTTTTTCTTTTTCTAAAGTAGGAAAGAATATATCATTGTAAAACTTCTCAAAGTAATCATGAAATAATCTAGAACCCTTTCTACACCCGAAGTGTGTATCTGTTATAATAGCAACGCGCATCAGTTACGAAGTTTTGAATGAACGGCATCTTTTATTGAGTTGTATTCGCTATAGTTGGCAGAGTCAAGGTCGTTCGCATCAAAGACTTCATCAAAGTTGGTCTTCTCAAGAATCTTGTTTTTAATTTCTAACTGCTTCTTCTCTTGCTGAATCCTTCTCAGAAAAGCATAGTAGATGATTTGTGTGAAATACGCAAATGGATTCTTTGACTTCTCTGGATTAAAGTTATGAACGTATCTTACACAGTTTTCAATACCATCACAAATCATATCATCTTTGAACATATAGTTCACGAAGTTTGGTTTGTATGATAAATGGTTAGCAATCTTGAGAAAGCACTCTCCAATATACCTAGGAATCTGAGGTTTGGGTTGATCATTCAACTTTGCTCTTTCTACTTTAATAAAGTAATCCTCTAGAGCATTAAGAAATTCTTTATTATTAACGTAGTGTTCTGATTTCTTAGGTCTAGGCATAGTTCCATACGATTTAGTTGCATTCATAATATATTTAAATCTGTTCCTTACATTATAACAGAAAAACAAGTAGTTGACAAGATTACGATTACCCTATAGACTAGGTTTGTCGCCTTTGAAGAAAAGGTTCTAGCTATTATTATAGAGTTTCTCTAAAACCTCTTTTGCTTCATGGACAGAAGAGATGTATCCCATCTTTCTGTCTAGTTTGGAGTTATTACCTTTAAACATTTTACGAATATAATCTTGATAATATACAATCATTTCAATATCAGATGATTCAGACAATGTAAGAACATCTTCTAAGTTAATAATGAACATATCTTCTTTAGTGGTCTTTAGCCAAGGTTCAAACTTATAACCTGTTGAAGTTCCTCTTATTCGTATCTCTTCAACCATAATAGGATTAGAAATAATTAACATTGTCCTATTTTCTTCTTCTGATGCTGCCACCTTAGCAAATATCTCTTCTCCACATTTAAGTTTTATCGTTGCATAAAAGTCATCTTCAATCATAAATTAATCTCCTTTGCTAGTCTTTTATATCAATAGATATGATGTCATAGTTAAATTGTTCTTGAACATATATTTTCACTCTTTCAATAAAATGGTTTAAGGTATAGTTTTTCCTAGAACCACTAGTTAAGTCATCAGCAATATCATAAAGTTTTGCTTTAGTCTTATCTTTGCCTTTTCGCAGGACTCTACCAATACTTTGTAAATTGCGTATACGAGATTTTGATGGAGAGGCAAATATTACGTTATGAAGATTCTTGATATTGATTCCTGTACTGAATGTTCCGTAAGAAGCAACGATGATTGCATCCTTTTCCAGTTCAGTAATCGCTCTTACGTGTTCTCTATCTTGGGCGTCTACACCACCATGAATAAAGAATACTTTTCTTTCTTCATCTACGTTTTTATTTATTAATTCAAAAAGTACCTTACCATGTGCTTCAACACGACTGAATAGAATTAAAGTATTACCTTTCAAATCTATTGATAGATTTTTAATGAAGTTATTTCTTTTCTCATGTGATATAAGAAACTGAATCTCATCTTCATAAGTATCAAACTTTTTTGGTTTATACTTCAAAACTAGACATTGTATATCCAATGTAGCAAGATGACCTTGATCGATTAGTTTCTTAGTTTGAGTGACTTTATATGATGGGCCAAAGAGACCCTCTAACACCCACTTATGCGTCTGTGTGCCGTCTAAAGTACCTGTGAATCCATATCTATACTTAGCATGATGTAACTTGTCCATAATCCCTACAAGGGACTTACTTTTAAAAAGGTGCGCCTCATCACCAATCACCACATCATAGTCCTCAAAGAACGTTCTATCTAACTGATACACAGACTGCCAAGTAGTAATAGTTACTTCATTAGTATTGACTCTCTCACGCCCTGCATAGATTCTATGGCAGTAGTTCTCTGCATCCCACCCATAGTCCTGGAAGTCTTTAAACATCTGCTCTACAAGCGATGTAGTAGGGACTACAAGAAGTATCTTTTTACCTGAGTTAACAAAGTATCTCACAATCGTATAGATCATGAATGACTTGCCAGATGCAGTTGGAGATATAAGAAGTTTTCTGTTATACCTTAACGCATCATGAACAGCATCAATCTGATAATCTCTTGGTTTGAGATTAGTGATTGTTCCCATAAAGTCTTTGACACCCTCCTCTGAAATCATTTGATTGACTTCAAATGGAGGACCATAAAATTTATTATCTTCAAACTGATATGAATATCCTGCTTGCTCACAAAATGCTACAATCTTATCCAAGAGACCAACATAGATTCTCTTAGTCTTCATATTGAATAAGTGTACATATCCATCCCAGTACTTGCTTCTGTACTGAGGCATAAACTTTTTATTTGGAACCTCAAAAGTGAATCTATCTCTCAGTTCATGTTCAACATGAGGTTCAGTATCAATCTTCAAATAAACTTCATTTACCTTCTGTATCACCAGGTTGGTCATAATATACTCTTACCTGGAAATATTTATTACATATTATTAAACTTATAATCCAATATCATCCTATACAATGAGTCTCTCAAAACCCATAAGTGCTCTTGCTCCATTGGGTCTCTGGATGGAGATCCTTCCCATAATCTTATACGCTCAAGAACACAATGATGTAACAGATGAATATCCTGTATGGTTAAGTTTACAGTATAATCGTATTCTGGTTGTTCTTGATTCATTAACCTAGTCCTGATGAAAACTTCATAAATTCCAGTGCATTCTTGATTTGATATGTCCTATTGTATATCATCTTCAATATCTCTTCAATATATTTTAATGTTGTATCATAATATTCTATTTTTAACGAAAGTCCTGAGAGTTTTGTATCCGCATCCAAATATTTTTGCATAGTGTCTTTATCTCTAATCTTTTTAGGAAATGGATTTTCAGCATATACTTCTGGATCTGCTTTTCCAGAGTAATATTCATATCTTTCGTGTCTAATATTTTTTCTTTGTTGTTCTGCTTTCTTTCTGAGAAGTATTAAGTTATTGTAGATATCATAATATTTGGCATGTAAAACTGGAATATTAAGTGATTCAGTATGTAAATTATCTGGATCAATCTTTGAGTCCTTTTCCCACATACCTTGCACAGTCACAAGATCAATCATGCACAACAACCAACAGATTCAATGTTGTATATAGTATACTTGAAACTAACCTCTGCTGTAAAGTATTCTGTGTCGGCAAGTGTAGCATCAAACTGTAATGTGGTCAAAGAGTATGGAAACATATCTTGAAAATGAACTTTGAAGTTTGGATTCATCATTGAATCGTACACTAGAAGAGTTCCATCAGAATACAGATTAAGACCTGTTTGTAAATCTGGTCTAGCAACTCCTTCTGTATTCTCCTGGAAATCATAGATTTGATCTAGTGATTCTGGAAAACCAATACCTCTTATCCAGTTCTGTATTTCAATATAGTTTTCTAAATTTTCATCAACTAAAAATCTTAAATTTAAATCACCAAACTCAATGACATCTCCAGGTCTATCAATATTCTTCAAACCTGCAGTTGGTTGTATAGTAGTTCCTAAAATCAACTCAGGAATATTTACTGCATTACCAAAGAAAGCAACTTTAGGCGATCTTGATATAATCATCTTAAACCCAGAAGGTTGAAGAAAGTTTCTATCAGCAACTTGTTTTAACTTTGCTACTCTTTCTTTTTCCGAAGAACTACCTCTAATTGGTTGCCTAGTTCTTACTTGAGCAGCAGTTCCAAGTTTTCGTGATTGACCTGCCATAATCTTTTTAGTTATTTATCTATAGA